TGGGTGGTTTAATGTATCTCGTACCTCAAGGACAGAATCCTCTTGCACTGATCGCGGCACTTGAAAAACGTGTAATTCTGTTGGAAAATGCCATGAAAAGGTTAGAATTAGACCCAAAGCCCAGAATGGGCAGACCTCCAAAGGTGAAAGATGAGTCAAATCAGCCTGAAGGCCGCAGTCCAAGCGGCGATTGATGACTCTATCGGCTATCTCGAGACTGAGACAGTCGAGCAGAGAAAACTTGCAATCCAAGCATATCTGCGCCAGCCTTACGGTAATGAGGTTGAAGGTAAGAGTCAGATCGTCACTGGCGAGGTTGCAGAGGCCATTGATGGTGCGCTTCCTCCCCTGCTGAGAATCTTTACCGGCTCGGACGAGTTGTGTGTCGCAGACCCTGTTGGCCCTGGAGATGAGGCCACCGCTAAACAAGTCACCCAATATCTGAACTACATCTTCATGAAGGATAACCCTGGGGTTATCCTCATGCACGACTGGTTCAAGGACGCTTTACTTCAAAAGAACGGCATTGTTAAGGCTTATTGGGAAGACAAAGAGGACGTAACGAAGGAGTCCTACGAAGGTCTTACGGACGATGAACTGACCCTGATGCTCCAAGATGAGAGCATAGAGGTTGTCGAGCAAGACACTGTATCCCGTCCAGCGGTTGACCCGGTGACCGCAGAGCAGATTCTATTGGCAGGCGGCGAGGTTCCGACCTTTAACCTGCACGATGTCAAGATCAAGAAGAAGCTCAAATCAGGCAAGGTCACTATTGAGAACGTAGCTCCTGAAGAGTTCCTCATCTCTAAAAAAGGGCTGACCACCAAGAACACCCCATTCGTTGCTCACCGCAGACAGATCACACGCAGTGATTTGATCGCAATGGGTTTTGATCGGGATGTGGTGGATTCATTGCCTTCGGGAGATTCTCTTGCTTACACGCCAGAGAGGGTTGCCAGGTTCTCTCGTGGTGAACAGCCCTATGACACTCAATCTGAAGAGTTTGCCTTGCAAGAGGTCGAGGTCTTTGAGTGCTACATCTACCATGACGAGGACGAGGATGGTATCGCCGAGCTTCGTCAAGTGTTTTATGCTGGTAATGAGATTCTGAGCAACGAAGAGACGGATTATGTTCCGTTCTATTCAATCTGCCCGTTGCCGATTCCTCACAAGTTCTTCGGTAACTCCCTTGCTGACAGGACGATTGACCTACAGCTTATCAAGACAACGATTACCCGTCAGATGCTTGATAACTTGTATCTGACAAACGATGCAAAACTTGCTGTTGTTGAGGGGCAAGTCAATCTGGACGATGTGCTTACATCTACGGCTGGCGGGATCATTCGGACTAAATCACCTGGTGCTGTGCAGCAATTGACTGTTCAGTCTACTGCCTCGCAGTCATTCCCTATGCTTCAGTATCTTGACCAGGTGCAGCAAAAGCGCACTGGTGTTACTGAGGCCAGCCAAGGTTTAGACCCGAACATCCTTCAGAATGTGACCGCTGCCGCTGTTGCCGCGATGCAACAAGCTGGTGCAGGAAAGATTGAGCTGATAGCCCGTATCTTTGCCGAAAGTGGTGTGAAGGAGCTTTTTGAGGGCATTCTTCACTTGGTGACAAAGTACCAAAACAAGCCGCGCATCGTTCGTTTGTTGGGTAACTATGTGACGATTGACCCGAGGTCATGGGCAAGCAAATACGACATTTCAGTTAATGTTGGTTTGGGTACGGGTAACCGGGATCAGCAACTGGCAATGCTTCAGATGGTGATTTCAAAGCAGGAGCAGATGCTAGGTCAGTTTGGCCCTGCAAATCCGCTGGTGTCTTATGGTCAATATAGGAACACTCTGGGTAGGTTTATTGAAGCAGCAGGGTTTAAGGATTCTGCTGAGTTCTTCAAACCAATCACCCCAGAGATTGACCAGGCTCTGTCTAATCCTCCACCGCAGCAACCGCAAATGCCGCCAGAAGTCCAAGCTATCATGGCAAGGACACAGGCAGACATCCAAGCGCAGCAGGCAAAGATGCAAGCAGAAATGCAGCTCCAGAGGGAGAAGGCCGCGCTTGAGTTGCAACTATTGCGTGAAAAAGAGACCGCGAAGATGCAGCTTGAGATGGAGAAGTTCAGGGCAGAGATGGCTCTGAAGCAAGAAGAGTTCCAAGCAGAAGCCCAGCTTAAAGCGATGAAGATCGGCGCTGGTATCAGTGGCAATGTAGAGATTCCGGGGTGATTTATGGATGAGATCATTGACAAGCTGGCAAAGCAGATACTTGCTCAGGGCACTAAAGGATGGACAGGTGAGGGTTTCGGTTCTGCCGAAGCCAATGCGAAAGACATGGCAAGGATTCTTGCTCAAGCAGGGATCACCGACATTAACCAGTTTGGTGTCACGACTGTCAAGGTTCCCGCTTCTGAACAGACGATTCTTGACGAAGGTGGTCAAGTTGCTGGCATCGTTCCGATTCCTGAGACCACCAAACAGGTTTATATAAACAAAGCCACAGGTCAGGAAATCATGCCTGAATACGCCAGAGCCGGTGGAAACATCTGGTCTGGGACTTACTCAGGTAAAGGTTCTACTGGCTACGGGGTGCGGTTTGATGACAAGGGCAATCCTCAGTTTTACACCGAATACGGAGGAACAACGAGCGATTGGGTTCCATTCCGCGAAGGATTCTTGAAGCCTGCTGCATTGATGGCTGGGTTGGCTTTCGGGGCTAATGCGCTCGGTCTTACCGGTGCAGGTGGTACTGCTGCTGGAACGGCTGGTGCAGGAGCCGCAGGAGCTGGTGCAGGAGCTGGTGCGGGAGCCGCTGGCGCAACCGCTGCCGAACTTGCTGCCGCTGCTGAACTTGCTGCCGCTGGAGGAGTCGCAGGCCCGAATATGCTGATAACCACTGGCAAACTCGCCCCCTTTTTGACAGCAAGCGAAATCGCTGCATTGACATTGCCTGCCGCTGCCGGGTTGATTTCAACACCTACTGTAGCTCAACCCACGACTAACATAGAAGTGACCGGGGCAAAGATTAAGCCTCCTGTGGATGGCATCTTCCCGACTATTGGCGCTGGGCTTTTGGGGGCAGGTTTGGTTAGTGGCACTGGTGCAAAGACCACATCCAAGATCACTCCGAGCGATGTGATAAAGGGTATTGGTACAGCAGCGACTGTTGCCAGCTTGCTCTCTGATGGGCAAAAAGATACCGGCTTTGACATCGTTGATGTTCCTTCGGACTGGAGAAGCCCGACACGCACTACTGGCGCATCTGGTGGTGTTGGAGGGGTCGGTGGGGTTGGAAATGTGCCGATTGACTTTGGAACGATGGAGTTGCTGCGCGGTACGCAGTGGGAGAGGTTGATTAACCCTGCGATTCAAAGATCGTCCGTACAGACTGATATGCCTGGTGTTATGCCAGGGCAACTTGTCCAGCCAAGAAGCATCCCAACACAGTTTGTGATTGACCAGATTGCAAATCAGACTGTGCCGATTGCTCCATCGGCTCCGGTAACTTCTGCTGCTCCGGTAACTTCTGCTGGCCCCAGTGCTCCTGTCGGTACTACAGGGTTGAACCTGTACGAACCTGGATATGAGCAGAGATTTGGGGTTACCCCACCAGGTTCTTTTGTTGTTGGTGGAAGTTCTTGGGAGCGCACCCCAGAAGAGCTAAAAGCTGAGTACGAGAAGAACGTCCGCGATACTGCGCTTGGTGGTGCGAGATACCTGCAAGACCTGTACAACTACCAGCCCACCGGAAGGTCAGCGTTTGGCGACCTTTATGCAAGAGCGTTGTCTGATCCTTCCCTAATTGGTAGAGGGGCTAATGAAAGCATAGAGGATGCACTTTTGCGTCTGAAAGCAAATGTCAGGGAAGCAGAAACTCGGCAAGCAGGCCGCGAGGCATTGAGGGCACAGTTTGAGGGGCAAGGTGGTAACCCGTTCATCATTAGTGGCTTGCAATACGGCACTGACATGACTGACCCGTATATGGGCGCAAGTCTAGGGACTGCCCTTGAAAATCTGCGGCGCATCCAGGCTCAAAATCCAGAGTATCAGGATATTCAGTCTGTGATTTCTGCGCTAACCGGATCGCCGGTCTCTGGTGTTGTGCCGACCGCACCTACAGCACCAATAACGATGGAGAATGTCGCCCCGGCTAGTTTTCCAACCATGATGGTAACTGGTGGGCCTGGTGCAGTGCCTAAATTTCCAGAAGACATTGTGGTGACCCCTGCTCCTTCCAGGGTTATTGAAGATGATTTCAATATGCTTCGTAGGATGCAGGAGTTCAGGGAAACAACCCCTCCTATACCTGCGCCAATGACCATTGAACAATTGATTGCATCTTTACCGGCTTCGCCCGTTGTAGCACCGACTGCCTTTACACCTCCAGTTATCAGTCAGCCAGATGACTTTGGAATGCTACGAAGAATGCAAGAGTTCCGCGAAACAGTCCCGGCTCCACAACAAATCTCTGCCGATGTTGGTTTAATACCACAGTTCCCTCAGCCTGTTGGTGTTCCACTTCCTTATATGCCCCCGCAGTCTTACACCCCGGTTGGGCAACCAATGGGGCTTGAATCCTTGATCTACGCTTTATCTAATGGACAAACTGACGCAAGCGCAATGGTGTGAGAATCTTCTGAATGATGACTTTTTCAGAAAAGTCATAGAAGATTTGAAAACCCAGCAGATTGGTGTAATAATGGGTTCAAATCCGTATGATGTGGATGTAAGAGAAGATGCTTACAGGCACATTAGGACGATTGATCTGATCGTTGGACACTTGCAGGGCATTGCCGCCGAGAAGCAAATCCGCGAGAAGAAATGGAAGATTTTGTAACGAAAGTTACCCGAGCAGGCGGTTCCTGTGATTTTTGAGATGACACATGGAAAACACCAACCCCCAG